TGTTAGATTTAGATATGGCACACCTGAAAAAATAGGTGGCTGGAATCAATTAGGTGGCTCAGGATCTAACGAATTAACAGGTGCAGGTAGAGGGCTTCACCAATTTATAAATAGTTTATCTAGAAAATATTCCATTATAGGCACTAACAGAATACTATACGCTTTTTCTGGTGGTGTATTTTATGACATACACCCAATTAAATCCACAACAACGTTGACAAGTGCATTCACCACGACCAACGGATCACCAACTGTTACGATAACTTTTAGCACATCTCATGGTATAGGCCCACAAGACATTATACTACTAGATAATTTCTCTACAATTACAAATTCTAATTTTGGTTCTTCTGATTTTGATGATAAAAAATTTATGGTCACAACGGTTCCAAATGCAACAACTATCACAATCACGATGCCATCAAATGAATCAGGATCTGGTGCAACGACTTCAGGCGGTATACGAGTCCAACATTATTATCCTGTTGGACCAGCGGTGCAAGCAAAAGGTTTTGGTTGGGGTTTAGGATCTTGGAGTGGTGAGGATACATCTGCAAGAACTACAACTTTAAATGGAGCTTTGTTAGATGACACTGCAGGGACAGGTGGATCAGGAACATCTATCACTTTAACTGATGCTTCACAATTTCCAAGTTCAGGTACAAACTTTATTCAAGTAGGTAATGAAGAAATTTCTTATACAGGAGTTTCTGGAAACGATTTAACAGGTATTACAAGAGCCGTTAGAAATTCTACCAGATCAGGACACTCTGATGGTGCCACGGTCACAGACTCGTCCGAGTTTGTTGCATGGGGTGAGGCAGCATCTGGTGACTTAGTATTAGAACCAGGTATGTGGTCTATTGATAATTTTGGTGACAAAGCAATTTGTTTAATACATGATAGTGCTGTATTTGAATGGAACTCGGCGTTATCAAACGCTACCGAAACTAGAGCTGTAATTATAACCGGTGCACCTACTGCATCGAGACATATGGTTGTATCTACACCAGATCGTCACTTAGTATTCTATGGCACAGAAACAACTATTGGAGATACATCTACACAAGATGATATGTTTATTAGATTCTCTGATCAAGAAGATATTAATACATATACACCTACAGCAACCAATACAGCCGGCACACAAAGACTGGCCGACGGATCACAGATCAGAGGAGCTATTCGTGGTAGAGATGCAATCTATGTGTGGACTGATACAGCTTTATTTACACAACGTTTTGTTGGTCAACCATTTACGTTTGCCTTTTCACAAGTTGGAACACACTGCGGACTTGTTGGACAAAACGCATGTGTTGAAGTTGATGGCGCTGCATACTGGATGTCAGAGAATGGTTTCTTTAGATATGCTGGTAAATTAGAATCATTACCATGTTTGGTAGAGGATTTTGTTTATAATAATATAAATTTAGAATCTGGTAATCAGATGGTATCTGCTGGACTAAATAATTTGTTTGGTGAGGTTATGTGGTTTTATCCAGAATCTAATTCTTCAGTTGTAAATAGAATGGTGGCTTATAATTATTTTGATTCATCTACAAGACGACCTGTATGGACAGTTGGTAGTTTAGCAAGAACTATGTGGAGAGATTCTGCCGTGTTTGGTAAACCACATGCTTTAGAATACGATGCATCTACTGACACATCTTTTGATGTTGTTGGAAACACAGAGGGTAGAACAAGTTACTATGAACATGAAACAGGAGTTGACCAAAACAGAAACGGAACGATAACTGCGATAACAGCAAATATATCTTCTGGAGATTATGATATAAGTCAAAGAAGAAGTGCTTTAGGTCAAACTACTGGAGCTGCAGATCTTAGAGGGGACGGAGAGTTTATAATGAAGATACGAAGATTTATTCCTGACTTTATATCACAAACAGGAGCAACTAGAATAACTTTAGAATTAAGAAATTTTCCAAATGACTCTCAAGCAAGTTCAGCTCTTGGTCCTTTTGATGTCACATCGAGCACACAAAAAGTAGATACACGTGCAAGAGCACGAGCAGTTGCATTAAAAGTAGAAAACACAGCCGCTAGTCAAAGTTGGAAATTAGGAACTTTTAGATTAGACATAC